GCCAGCGGCCCAGCCCCGACGCCACCCTGCTGGTCCGCTGGGCGGAGTACGAGAAGGACTCCGGCGACTTCTCCTCCGCCCCCTCACCGATGGAGCACCTGCTGTCCACCGGCGGAACCGGCGTCCACGACGACGTGATCGACATGTGCACCGCCGGGCACCGGGTCCGCGCCGAGGTGCTGTCCCGGGGCGGCGACGTAGCCATCGGATCGGTGGGGTTGACCGCGATCTACTGGCGCTGAGCCCCCACGACCCTCACTGTGGGGGGTATGCCCCTACTGCGGGATCGGCCCACCGGCGATGTGCTGATCCTGCTGATCGCGTTCACCATCTGCACCACCGTGATGCTGTTCGCGGTGTTGCTGGTGGTGCTGTCGATCACCGAACCGGACAAGGAACTGCGGGCCGCGTTCCAAGCGGTCGCCAACGTCATCAACACCCTGATCGGGCTGATGGCCGGGTTCCTCGCCGGGCGCGCCACCCCGATCGGGCGGCGCAGGGACGACCAGTGAACCCGTTCCTGGCGGTCGGCGGCAGCATCGCGCTGACCGTCATGTCCGTCGCCGTCGCGATCGGCAGCGCCGACGAGATCGCGGCTACCGAAACAGCCACGACAACAACTCCCAGCCCGCCAGCCACGCCAACAGCGCCCCCACGAACAGGGCCAGGCACCACAGGTAGACCTGGCCCACCCGGTCCTCCGGGTCCCATAGGTTCACCAGGTCAGCGTGGCAGCACCGGAGCAACCGGACCGATCGGACCAGCCGGACCAGCCGGTCCCCCTGGAACCACGGTGACAGGAGCCGACGGTGAAAAAGGCGCCGAAGGACAACGAGGGCCGCGCGGCCAACGAGGACGGCGCGGCCGACAAGGACCAGAAGGACGAACAGGACCGCAAGGACCGGCGGGACCGGCTGGTCAACCGGGAGTTCCGGGACCCGCTGGTGTTCCCGGAACAACGGGACCCCCAGGACCGGCAGGACCGGCAGGGCCGCCGGGTCCGGCGGGAACAACTCTTGCGTGCCCGCCGGGGTTCACCCCCACGACGGTAGCCGTGCACCAGCGCGCCCCCGTCGACCGTGACCTCATCATCAACACCTGCGTACAGGACGGACAATGATGCACCCACAGACCGTTTTGATCGTGCTGCTCGTGATCCTGCTCGGCGTCATCCTGCTGCTGTTCGGGGTCGACTTCTCCGCCGACTAGGGCAATCTTTAGGTCGACCTAAAGATCGGACCGTCATGCAGACCGGTGACTGAGATGCAACAGCAGGACTCCTCCGACCCCACCGGCGTACGACACGTCGGTGGGGCGAACCCGGGCGCCCCGGCGCGCGCCCGCAACCGCAAGGCCAACGCCGCCGTCTCCATGCGGCTGGCCGGGGCCACCTGGAACGAGATCGCGTCCGCGCTCGGCTACCCCACGCCACGCCAAGCGCTGGTCGCCACCGAGAAAGCCCTCGAACGCAACCTCATCGAAGAAGACCGCAACAGCCTGCGCCGGCTCGCCGGGGCCAGGCTGGACCGGCTGCTCATGTCCGTGTGGCCCAAGGCGATCAACGGTGACCACCCCGAGCACCTGTACGCGGTCACCAAGGCCCGGGAACTGATCGACCGGCACGCGAAACTGTTCGGGCTCGACGCCCCCACCGAGATCGTGGTGCACAGCCCGACGCAGACCGAGTTGGAGTCGTGGGTGGCGTCCGTGGTGGCGCTGGGCATCCCCGCCGTCCAGGAGTACGACATCCTCGAAGGCGAGATCGTCGCCGCCGCCGACGACCCGGTCGCGGAACAGGCATGACGTTCCGTCTCGACCCCGACCGGTTCCCGAACCGCGCCAAGATGCAGTTCACCACCTCGGTGGCGATGCCCAGCCTGATCTACCAGGCGTGCGTCGCCACCGGTGTCGTGTCGTCGACCGTCTACTGCCAGCACGCGCTGATCGACGCGCTGGTCCGGGACCTCGGTCTCGACCGGGACCAGTTGATCGCCGACCTGCCCGCACCCCGGGGTCCCGGCGCCCACCTGTACTCCCCCGAGGACTGGGTCGCCCGCAGGCGCCCGATCACCGACGACCAGACCGGTGGGGTCTGGATGGTCGGCCCCGCCAACACCGTCGAAGATGTCAGGTGAGGATGAAACAGCAAGTGGGTACGCTGGTTGCATGGTCAAGGTCCGGTGGGAGGTCCGCTGCGCCGGTGGCTGCGGCACCGCGCTGCGAGTTGGCGCCCTCGCGCACAAGGCACACGGCACCCTGTGGTGCGGCCCATGCCTGACCAGCCACCAGGCAACCTGCCAGAAGACCTGGGCGCTTACCGCCTCTGGAAGCCAGACGCGCAGGCCCGCGCGCTAGAACTGCTGCACGAACGCAGCCAGTCCGTCTGGCGACCCTTCTACTGCCCCATCCCCACCTGCGACGGGCACCCGCACGCCGACTGGGAATGGGAACACGCCCGCCCCGACCAGCGCCCACCCACCTGGTCCGCCGACTGGCTGACCCTGCTGATGAGCGGCGGCCGAGGCTCCGGCAAGACCCGCACCGGCTCCGAGATCACCCACCGGGTCACCAAGGTCACCCCACGGCTGGCGCTGATCGCCCCCACCGGCCCCGACCTGCGCGACACGATGGTCGAAGGCGTGTCCGGGCTGCTCGCCACCTCCCCACCCGGCAAGCGCCCCGAGTGGGAGCCGTCGAAGAAGAAACTGACCTGGCCCAACGGCTGCATCGGCCAGGGATTCTCCGCCGAGGAACCCGACCGGCTCCGTGGCCCCCAGTTCGGCTTCGCCTGGGCCGACGAACCCGCCCACTACGACCTGGTCCAGAAGGTGTGGGACAACATGCTGTTCGGGCTGCGGATGGGCACCCGACCCAAGGTGGTCGCCACCTCCACCCCCAAGCCGGTGCGCTGGCTCAAGGACCTCATCGGTGACCCGCTGACCGTGGTGCACCGGGCGTCCACCTACGCGAACCTGGCGAACCTGGCCGACACCTTCAAGGAGGTCATCCTCAACCGGTACGAAGGGACCCGGTTGGGCCGCCAGGAGTTGCACGGCGAACTCCTCGAAGACATCGAGGGCGCGCTGTGGACCTGGGAGATGCTGCGCTGGGTCGAGACCGCCCCCCAACTGACCCGGATCGTGGTCGGGGTCGACCCGGCTGGTGGGCACAAGGCGTCCAACGACGAGACCGGCATCGTCACCGTCGGGATCGGTGCCGACAAGAACCTCTACGTCCTGTCCGACGTGTCCGGCCGGTACTCCCCCGCCGGGTGGGCGTCGAAGGCGAACAGCGAGTACGAGACGTTCCACGCCGACGCGATCGTGGCCGAGAAGAACTACGGCGGCGAGATGGTCAAGCACACCCTCGAATCGGTCGGCTACCAGGGCGCCCGGGTGGTGCTGGTCAACTCCCGGCGCGGCAAGGCGCTGCGAGCCGAACCGGTCGTCGCGCTGTACGAGAAGTCCCGGGTCTACCACGTCGGCCGCCGAGGGGACCTGACCGAGTTGGAGGAGGAGCAGACCACCTGGGTGCCCGGTGAGGGCGACTCCCCGAACCGGCTCGACGCGATGGTGCACGCCGCCACCGAACTCGCTAAGCAGGCCATGCCCGCCGCTATCGCCAACCCGAACACGCTGCTGCGGGAACGGCACCTCCACCTGGTCAGGGCCGCTGGGACCTAGTCTTTAGGTCAACCTAAAGATGGGCGGACCGAGTGGACCGGTTCGACGGACTGTCGCATTTCACCGTGGTCGCCGCTGTGCTGATCGGGGTTCTCTCGGTGGCCCGCACCGCGCGGCTGCTCACCTTCGACGACTTCCCGCCGATGATGTGGCTGCGGACGAAGTACCTGGTCGCGGTCGGCCCGGACGGGAAGTGGGCGCCACTGGCCCGTTGCCCGTTCTGTTTGTGCCCATATCTGAGCGTCGGGATGTTCGGCTGGGCGTGGCTGTCCGACCTGCACTGGACCTGGTGGGTGATCAACGGGGTGTGGGCCGCGTCGTATCTCGCCGCGTCGGTCGTGGCGTACGACGAGCCACCCGAGGGCTGACGGGTCTACATTTCGTGCATGGGTCGGGCGAGTGGACGCGCCCACGCCGGACCGACTGACATAGCGAATAGGCGGCGCGATGCCCCGGACGAGGAAACAGCCCCCGGACCCGGTGGTCATCCCAACGACCGCACTGGTCGCCTCCTCGACCCGATACCCGGGCAAGGCCGCGCGCATTTACCAGCCCCGGCAGGACTGGCAACGGGAGTGCTACCGGCACTACGCCATCTGCGGTGAGGCCCGGTTCGCCGCCCGGTTCTTCGGCCACGCCGTGTCCCGGGCGCTGCTCAAGACCGCTGTCATCGAGGTCGGGGTGGTCAAGGAGACCCCGGCCGGACCGGCCGCCGACGCCCTGGACATGCTGTTCAACGGGCAAGACGGCCAGACTCAGATGCTGGACGCGATCGGCGTCCACCTGACCATCGCCGGGGAGTGCTACCTGGTCGGCCGGTCGGTCGAGGGTGTCGACGTGTGGGAGATCGTCTCCATCATCGAGATGCAGGTCACCGGCACCTCGTGGATCATCTCCTACGGCGACGGTCTGCCCCCGGTGGAACTGTCCGAGTCCGACGTGGTCATCCGCATCTGGCTGCCCAGCCCCGCAAAGCGGATCGAGGCCGACTCACCGTTCCGGTCGCTGCTGCCCCTGCTCGGAGAGATCGAGTACCTCACCCGGCACGTCTTCGCCCAGATCACGTCCCGGCTCGCCGGGGCGGGCATCCTGCTGATGCCCCAGGGCATGAGTTTCCCGCCGCCGCCAGACGCCAACGGGGCCGCCCGGGAGACCGCGAACGACGCTGATGCGTTCATGCTCACTCTGGCTGATGCGATGCTCACCCCCATCCAGGACCCGGGTTCCCCGGCTGCGATGGTGCCAATCGTCGTCACCGCACCCGACGAGGCGATCGACAAGCCCCGGCTCTTGACCTTCTGGTCGGAGTTGGACTCGAACGCGATGGTGCTGCGCGACGAAGCGATCCGCCGGTTCGCGCTCGGCATGGACCTGCCGCCCGAGCAGGTGCTGGGCATGGCGAGCAACGGCGGCACCGGCGGCGGCAACTCGAACGGGGTCAGCCACTGGGGTGCGTGGCAGATCGAAGAAGCCACCATCAAGTTGCACATCGAGCCGATGCTCGACGTGATCGTCAACGCGCTGACGATGGGCTACCTGCGCCCCGCGCTCGGCGACGACACCGGCGCCCTGGTCGTCTACGACTCGTCGGCGCTGCGGCTGCGCCCGGACCGCTCCAAGGAAGCGATGGAGTTGTACGACCGGGGCCTCATCTCCGCCGAAGCCCTGCTCCGGGAGAACGGCTTCGACCTCGACGACATGCCAGCCGCCGAGGAGTTCAAGCGGTGGCTGCTGGTCAAGGTCGCCTCCGGCTCGTCCACCCCGGAACAGGTGCAGGCCGCGCTCGGGATGCTGGGGGTGAACCTGGGCACCCTCGTCGCCCAGGAGATTCCCCGGCAGGCCCCTCCACCCCCCTCCTTGGAGGACCACCCGAGTCGGCCGCGCACCCCACCCGCCGCCCTGGTCGCGGCCAGCGAAGCCCTCGTGTTCCGGGCGCTGGAACGGGCCGGGAACCGGATGCGCAACACCACCAGCCGACCACCCGGGGTGCCGGCTTTCGAGACGCACGTCTACGTCAAGCCCAACGGCAACTGTGAGCGGCTGCTGGAGGACGCCTGGTCGTGCGCACCCCAGGTGCTGGACGGGATCGCCGACGCGGAGACGGTGATCCCGGTCCTGGACTCCTACTGTCACGCCCTGCTCACCGAGCAGTCCGCCCACCGCCGAGACCGGTTGGTGAACTGGTTGCGGCTGGCCCAGGAGAACCCCGCATGAGGCTGACCATCGAGGCGTTCGCGGCCAAACGGCGCACCGACCAGGACTCGATGGAGAAGGACCTGTTCCCGCTGGTCCGGGAAGCCGTCGACCGGTTCCCCGCCCAGGGCTGGTACGACGACCTGCTGCGCGAAGCGACCCGCGCCTACCTGTCGGTGTTCCACAACGAGGGCGGCAAGGGCGACCCCCGCCCGTCCGGCGCCGAGTTCGCCGCCCAACTGCGGGAGGCGCTGGACAAGACCAAGGACCCCGACCACAACTCGGTCGACCGCATCTCGGTGTGGCTGGCGACCGCGATCCTCAACGCCGGAACCCAGTCGGCGGCGGCCACCGACGAGGAGTTCCTCCTCATGGAGTGGGTCACCATGCACGACCGGGACGTGCGGGAGGCGCACCGGTTCGCCGCCGGTCAGCAGCGCCCGCCCGGTGAGCCGTTCGACGTGGGCGGGTCGAAGATGCGCTACCCCGGCGACCCGTCCGCACCGATCGAGTTGTGGATCAACTGCCGGTGCACCCTGGCCCCGGTCCTGGCCGACGAGGCGACCGACTTCTCACGGGGGTCTGACGGTGTGATCGCCGCCGCCCCAGTCGACCAGGAAGCCAACACGGTAGTGGTGGCGCTGCCCAAGGTCGACGACCCGGTGCACGGCATCGGCGACGAGGACAAGCACGTCACCTTGTTGTGGCTCGGGAAAGGCCAGGAGTTTGACCGGCAGCCGGTGCACGACGCGGTCGCCGCCGTCGCCGAGATGATGACCCCGACGTTCCCCGCCGAGGTGTCCGGCACCGCCACCCTCGGCCCGGACCACGCCAAGGTGTGGCTGGTCGAGTCCGGCCTCATCCAAGCGATCCGGGACGTGCTGCTCACCGACGACGGGGTCGCCGGGCCGTTCGAGACGGCCGAGCAGACCCACCCGCACTTCGTCCCGCACGTCACCGCCACCTACGGCGACACCCCCGAGGGCATGGACGCCCTCAACGAGATCACCTTCGACCGACTCGCCGTGTGGGACGGTGAAGACCGGACCGAGTACCCCTTCCCGGGAGACGAGATGACCGACACGACCACCGAAGCCCCGACCGAAGCGCCGGTCGCCGCGTCCGGCCCGATCCCCTGGCACGGCGTGCTCGCCCCCGAAGGGGTGTGGTCCGGGGACAAGCGCCGGTTCGCCGAGGGCTCCCTGCGGTTCCGCGACCTGCCGCTGCCGCTGACCTGGCAGAAGCAGTCCGCAGAGGGCCACGGCGGATCGGTGGTGGTCGGCCGGATCGACACCATCGAGCGGGTCGACGGGATGATGCACGGCACCGGGGTGTTCCTGGACACCCCCGAGGCCGACGAGGTGATCGGGCTGGTCGCCGAGTTCGGCCGGTTCGGGGTGTCGGTCGACGCCGACGACGGCGAGTTCGACTTCGACGAGGG